CTTGAGTTGAAGAAATCAATTATCTCAGAATGATTGAACCCACAAGACTTCCTGAAATCCCAAAGCCTCTTATTTTGTCCGAAAGTGAGGAAAGCTTTAGTAACTGCTGTGCCTTCTCGCGTGTATTCTAGACTCTCCTCGTGTATTATCTTTGAATGCATCATTGAGCTTTGCTCGCAATTCTTTATCAGTAGGTAATTTGCAAACTGTTGTCCGAACAAGCCACATGCTATGTCGAGTTCAAAGGAGAAGAATCCGAGAGATGGATGGGGTTTTAGTGTAAGTTCAGATGCATATTCATGGAAAATTCGGTTGGTTGAACTCCCCATCATTGTGTAGTGCATAAAGCATTGAGCAACTTGACAGCAGGCTGTCAATTGTATCGATCCTGTGTTCTCAAGCAGCTGCTGACGATTTGTCGAATAAGTGTTAAATCTCTCTTCTAGCCTTGAGACAGAAGAAGTCCTTAGGCAAGCCTCAACGAACTTAATTGCAAGTGAACAAACAACATCTCCCGAGATCCAAAGTGAGTTGAACTCTTCTATTCCTGAGAACGAGACACTAGTGCTCTTCTCTTCACTCTGCTGAGCCGTGAAATATGGGTAGGAGACGGCCTTCATAAAGCAAATAGCTTTGAGGATAAGTGCCATCATCGATAGCTTACTACCAACCTTACCTATCAAGCTTATTATCTCAGAAGAGTCGTCCGACGATATTTTCGGGGTTGTCAAAAGGATGTAACCGAAGCTTTTGGCTATGGACTTTTGAAACATTATCACAGCAAGCATGTGACCACAATGTGTCAAGCTACTAGTGTAATGTAGTATTCCCTGCATAAAGTTTGATGTGTTGCTAAGAAAGATGCCACCCATATCCATGAGCTTCTGCCTTTCTTTAGCTCCAGAACCATCGTCATATAGGGTCGACCCAGTAAGAAACTGACTCTTGAGTATGTTCATGCCTATGTCTGTTGCAGATTTGACGTCCTTTCTTTTTGAAAGCAATTCAAGAAGCTCGAAAGGTAGCTCTAACTTCTTCATTGTGATCATGTTAAGAACCTTCAGAACAGGATCGAGAAACACACTTCCATCACCAAGAAGCCTAGTGAAAAGCACACCGAACACAGGCATTACAAATCTTTG